CAACTACAAAAGAGGTTGATGATACTGCCGAGGGTAAAGAAACTAGAGACATGACCAGAGCACAAGTTCTCAAGGCTGCATTTCGTGTATTAACATTGAAACTTGGTAAGGCAAAAGTTCCTATGGTAGTTACTAACCACACTTATGACGTTGTGGGTTCTATGTTCCCAACAAAAGAAATGGGTGGTGGTTCTGGACTGAAGTATGCCGCTTCATCTATTGTCTATCTTTCAAAGAAGAAAGAAAAGGATGGTACAGAAGTTGTTGGTAATATTGTTCACTGTAAGAATGCAAAGTCTCGTTTGACTATCGAAAACAAAATGGTTGATGTGAGACTTATGTATGAACGTGGACTTGATAGATATTATGGACTACTTGAACTTGCACTGAAGTATGGTATCTTCAAATCTGTTTCTACTCGTATTGAGTTACCTGATGGTACAAAGACATTTGGTAAGACTATCAATAATCAACCAGAGAAGTTTTTTACTGAAGAAGTGATGGCCCAGTTGGATGAGGCTGCCAGTAAAGAATTCAAGTATGGACAGAGACAAGAGGTAGAAGAAGTTGAAGAAGAAACTGAACAAGATTGATATCTCTAGAAGTTTCATATTAGTATCAGATAAGTCTAAAGAGTGGACTGCTCTTAGACTTACTGAACTTACTGAAGAATACAAAGATATTATCTATAAGTATGGTAAAGTGGAAATTAAAGAAGATGAAGAAAATGATAATGCTTCTTTACAATTCAACTATGATGTGTTAGTATCACCTACAATACCAAAAGAAGATTTAGAAGAAGATATTGATTTTAAAAATCTGATGGGTGATATTTTACATCATCTCATAGAAGAACAATTACAAAAGGATTCGATGCAATATGTCAATACAGACGATTGAAAGAACAACACTCAGTAACTTAGTATATAATGAACCTTATGCAAGAAAGGTATTACCTTTCATCAAACCAGAGTATTTTTCAGATCGTCACGAAAGAGTTGTATTTGAAGAAATTAATCTGTTCATGGAGAAGTATGGTAATCAACCTACAAAAGAAGCTCTCTCCATAGAACTTGATAATAGAAAAGACTTGAATGAAGATGAGTTCAAGTCAGTTCAACAAATTGTCGAAACACTATCTAATGCACAAGTTGATATGCAGTGGTTGGTGGATACGACAGAAAAGTTTTGTAAGGATAAGGCAGTCTACAATGCTATCCTTAATGGTATCCAAATTATTGAGGGGAAGGATAAACAACATACCGCTGAAGCGATACCGTCTATTTTATCTGAGGCACTTGCAGTTGCATTTGACCAGAATGTAGGACACGACTATGTAGAAAATGGTGAAGAACGATACGAGTTCTACCATAAGAAAGAAGAGAAACTAGAGTTCGACTTGGATTACTTTAACAAGATTACCAAGGGTGGACTCCCACAAAAAACTTTGAACATTGCCCTTGCTGGTACAGGTGTTGGTAAATCGTTGTTCATGTGTCACATGGCTGCGTCTACACTGATGCAAGGTAAGAATGTTCTTTATATAACAATGGAGATGGCAGAAGAAAGAATTGCAGAACGTATTGATGCAAACTTAATGAACATAACAATGGATGACTTACATGAGTTACCAAAGAAAATGTTTACTGACCGTCTATCCAAAATACAAACAAAGACCAACGGAAAGTTAATTATCAAAGAATATCCTACTGCATCTGCACACACAGGACATTTCAGAAGTTTACTAAAAGAACTGGCACTAAAGAAGTCATTTAGACCTGATATTATTTTTATCGACTACTTGAATATCTGTGCCTCTTCAAGATTTAAGGGGAATGCAAATGTCGGATCATATTTCTATATCAAGGCGATTGCCGAAGAACTTAGGGGGCTTGCAGTTGAGAATAATGTTCCTATTATGTCAGCGACACAAACTACTAGAGGGGGATATGCAAACAGCGACATTGGGTTGGAAGATACGTCAGAATCTTTTGGTTTGCCTGCTACGGCTGACCTCATGTTTGCACTTATATCAACAGAAGATTTGGAAAGTCTCAACCAGATAATGGTAAAACAGTTAAAGAATAGATACAACGACCCTGGCCTCAACAAAAGATTTGTTGTAGGGATTGACAGGGCCAGAATGAAACTATACGATTGTGAACAGGAAGCACAGGATGACATTATTGACAGTGGACAAGATGAAGGAGCAACATTTGATAAAACAACTTTCGGAGTGGGTCTTGGGAAAGACAAGACTTATGAGAAATTTTCGGACATCAAAGTATAAGAAACCAAAGTACTTTGTAAATAAAAACAAACATGAGTGGGAAGTTGTAGAATTTCCTACTAATGATATCATTAAGGTATTCACAAGAAAGATTGACGCTGAGATGTTTTCAGAACAACTTAGTAAGAATCCACCTTTTGGTGAACGGCCTATACCACAATTTTTAAAGAAAACAAAACTTGACATTCTAGAGTAATCATGTTATATAAATAGTATTGAAATTATTTGTATGAATGGAAACGGTGTAAAATGTCAATTAGAAGTGCCTATAGGCAACTAAATCCTATAACTGAAACTGTGGGTTCTCCATTAGAAAAAGTGAGAGAGATTCACGAAGAGACTCTTCCTACAGATTTCTTTGATGGATTTACACACGAAATAAACACTAAGGCCAGTTCTTCTGTGAGAACTGTCTATACAGTGCGTTCCCCTGATAGAGAAACAGACAGAGATGAAATCCTTAGAAGGATGCGTCAGGCTGGTATTGATGCGAATCTAGGTTCATCTAGTTCTAGTGTTGACCCCATTGATGGTGAAATTGATGGCAAACGATTTAGAATTAATGTGAAACCAATGTCTGGTGGTATGCAAGAAACCACACTGAACTCTAGTATTACAGAACTCTTTCCATGTATCGCCTTTGAAAAGGGATACTCTCCTACAGATGCAGAATCTTTTCACAAATACTTACTCGATGTTGACGTAAGTAAATTAACTTGTGTGAATACAAAAGATACTGATGCCGCACAAGAGACAATCAATAAAGCAGATACATCTTCTAAGTTTGCAGATAAGATGGACAATGCAATTGGTATTTTGAAATATCTAAATGATGCACATAAGGATAAGTCTATCTCTGAGGTATATTGGGGATATCGTGCAAAACCAACTGGTGTTCCTAGTAATCATCCTGGCGATATGTTTATCAAATATAGTGATGGTAAGTTTCTTGGTGTTAGTCTGAAGGCTGGTGGTAAGAAAACTTCTGAACCACAACTCAACACATATGTTCGTCCAGTGTTTAGTGCATTTGGTGAAACAAGAATGATGGAAACATTGCGTTCTACTGCATATTCACAAGTATACTCTAAAATTAAAGGTATGCCTGCACTAACTGGTTTTGATGGTGGTGCAAATGGTAGAAGTCCAGATAGAAGAAAAACTGAAACTATTCTAAAGGACTACGATAAGAAAAATAATAAAGCATACGAAGCAGACTATAACGCAATGTTAGAAATTATGCGAACAGGTGTTGTCGAACTATTTAACAAAAGTAAAGACAAGACACTCAAATATATTCAGTCTGAAGTGTTAAGGGATGCACCAGATGTTCCTACAGTTGTTATCAAAGCAGTTAAATCAGAATATGAAGAAGTTACTGATAGAGATGCAGTTGGTGTATTTCTTCCACAGGTAAAGTTTGTAAAGGCATATTCATCTCGTTCATCTAAACAGGATTGGTTTATTGAATTGAAGTCTGGTACAGAAAGTATTACAATGAAGATGTCTATTCGTTCTAATAAGTCAGGCCATGCTGGTAAAAAGAAACTAGGACAGTTCCCAACAGGACTGGCCATTAAATATAACGGACTTGCAAAATGATAAAATTTAGTTCATTTCTTACAGAGGACAAGGGTGGGAAGAACCTACACCTAGAACATATTGAGGATGAAATCCTTAACTATGGTATTACTGGTGGACGGGCTTCAATTAACTTTGTTCGTTCTCTAAGAGATATGTTGGCAGGAGCATCACGTTCATCAATCGACATGACTGTGAAGTGGGATGGAGCGCCTGCAATATTTGCTGGTATTGACCCATCTGATGGTAAGTTCTTTGTTGCAAAGAAATCAGTTTTTAATATAGATCCAAAACTCTATAAGTCAATCGCAGAGATTGATGCAGACAATTTATCTGCCTCACTGAACAGTAAGTTTAAAGTTGCATTTCAAGAGTTTTCTAAAT